TACTTGATAAACCACCACCAATTCTATATTGAACAAATAATGTCGTATTTGGTGAAAGAGCCGCTCCCAAAGCATAATTATTTGTATATCTACTCAAATCAAATCCTTTTCCATCAATTGCAAATTGTCTTAATTGTTCATCAGCAGAAATATTTCCCCCACCAAACGTCATTTTACAAAATCCTTGTGGTGTATATTCAGAAATAAATTTGTTTGATGTCGTAATATATCTTCCTACTTTAATACCTGGTTGATCTGAAACTTTTGTTGGGTCTTCAACAAATACCCTATCTTGAACCAAAGCGTCAACCTCAAACCACCTATCTTGTCCCAAAGTTAAAAAATCTTGTGGGTTAGGTATTGTCGAATATTGTGTTCCAGATTTTACCAAAACACTTGTAATACCTAATACATTTTTTTCAGGTAAAAATAATTCCAAATAAGGTTTTGAGTCGTTTGGCGTTATTACTCTTTTATAAACCTTTGTTATACCATTAACAACAACTTCTCTTTTAACAATTGTATAATTTAACAATTTTCCACTTGAATCAAAGTTTGGTATTTTAATTCTATTTGGTGATCCTTCGGCATTGATTGGTGACGCGAAGTCAATATCATATACCGTTTCAAATGGTTGTCCTCCACCATTAACTTGTGATCCTCTTCGTAAAACACCACAATATCTCAAATCTTCTCTGTCTCCAAAAGCTGGAACCGTAATTGAAAGGTCTGTTAACGCAACCGATGGTCTTTGTCCAGGAACTTTTAATCCATAAGTTCTTGCAATATTATATACCGAATTTTTTTGTTGTGCAAATTGTAATACGGTTTCTTGAATACTTCTATCAATTTGATAATTCAAGTTATCCGTAACCGCTGCGTTCAAATCTAACATCACAGAAAAAATACCTGCGTCATTAAAATTTTGGACCAAATCAGGATAATAAGTTCTTGTAAAATTAATTAATTCAGTTCTAACTCCTTGAAAGTCCCTTACAGTATAGGAAATTTTTTTCTCTGCCATATAATATTAAATATTGATAATGATAAAATCTTGAGATTCAAAAGCCGAATCTGTTATACGATAATCTATTTTAATTTTTGCGGTGTGTTCTAAAGTTGCAATATTTGTAACTTTAAACTCCCTTTCTCCATTTCTATTCACGGTATAACCTTTATCTTCTAAACCAGCAGATGCCGGTTCAACACTTATATTGGTCACTTGCAAATTTGGCATATAAGTTCCAATTGTACTTCTTATCTCGGCCTCAATATCAGAAAAAGTTGGTCCGTCTAATGGTTCGAATACAAATTCATAAAGTCTTGTTCCAAAATCAGGTAAAAAATATCTTGAACCTTTTCTTGTTAAAATTAAATGAACTAAATTTGCCCTTATTTCACCTTCAGTCGAATTTGTTACATCCAAATATCTTCCTGTAAAAGAGTCAACAAAAGGGAAGGAAATTCCATAAGTAATACCATTTGCCATATCACATATAAATATAGGTTAGGTTTTTTTTAAGTAAAAAATTATATAAATAAAAAACCCTCCTTTATTGGGAGGGTTAAGGTTTTTTATCTTCTTCTATAATTTCTTCTGTAATTCTCTTTCATATTCATTTCTTTTTCAGCCTTAGCTTGAGCACTATAGTTATGTCCTGTCTTAAATTTATCATAACCACCTCGTTTCCAAAACGAAGCGTCTTTTAGAGTCATTCCAAGTAATGCGGCAATACCTAAACCAATTGCTGTTGTTCCTCCAACAAACATCATTGCAGGAACAACACCCGCCGCGGCCAATAATGACCCTTTATCAATTATTTTATGTACTATAGATCTTAATTTAAGTTCATCTTCTGACATATCACCCATATCTTCTTCAGATAATTCTCCACTTTCAGCGCCTTTAACATCTTTAACCGCGGCAACTACTTCATCTTTAAATCCTTCTTTTCCGTCTTCTTGAAATTTTTGAAACAAAAATTTCATTTCATTAGGACTAAGTATATCACTAAGAGCATCTTTAGCGGCTTCTACCTTATCTTCTTGAGCCATTTCTTCCTCAGTTATAACTCGCTTTACAATACGAGCCAAATCTGACTCTGTTAATCTTATAATTCTTCCCATTTTTTTTTAATTTTATTTTTAATTTTATTTATAAATATATGATAACAAAAAAAAAATCACTAATTTCTTAGTGATTTTTCTACGATTTTATTTCCTTTGACATATTTCGGTTCGTAGGGACAATTTAAACATTTTGATCCACAACAAGAACCCCTTTTAATATGGTAAGATTTGGTCATAACAATTTTTCCGTTTTCATTTTCATAAAAATCAGGTTCAGGAGATTTTTTTGATGTCTCCTGAACATATAATTGTTGTATCCAATCTTTTGATGCGTTTACTGTCATTTTAATTAGTTTTTCTTTGATTATAAAACGCTAACAATACTTGATATGTTAATGTTATATTATTTCCCCACTGTACTTTCATAATATTTTGTATTTAAACCCCATTTAAATTCATCAATTTTTTTAATATCAAAATCAAGTAATTTGTTATTTTTTGTTACTTGATTACATAGAAAAATAAACATATCTTGATTGAAAATATTTTTCATTACATTTATGTGTTTATGAACCCATTGTACATTTCCAATAACATAACCATTTTTACTATCTATTCTATCTAATGATGCGGTATATGATTTATCATTCCAACTAATAGGTAATTTGATATTAATTCCAGATAAATTACACTTACCACTTTGTTTTTTAAATAAGTCATAAATATATTCTTTGGTTAAATTAAAATCTAAATTTCTTCTGTTTGCTCTTTTAGATGTTTTATAATTAGTTATGTTATACCATAAATCACCATTAATACCACCCTCTTTATTTATTCTATTTTTACAACCACAAGAAATTATACTACCGCTACGTAGGTGAGTCCCAAAAACTTCTGTTATATTACCACATTCACATTCACATCCATATCTTATGTGTCCATTTTTATTCTTTTTTAGTTCTTCAACTACTTTAAGTTTTCCAAAAACTTTACCAATCATTTCAATTTTTTTCATATTTCACAAGTATTTGTTATTATATATAAATATATTGTGAAATAAAAAAAGTAAGGAACTTTTAATAAATTCCTTACTTTTCTAATGTTAAATTATTTCGCAAGATCCGTTTGCACAAGCCAATTCACTACTAAGATTTGTATTGTCTTGTAATTCAATTACTTTTGTTAGATCAACATTATTTAATGTTTTTAACAAGTTTTCGAATTGTTCTTTGGTACAATCTTCAAAAGGTGCTTGTGTATAAGTTCCTCCGTTATAAGGTAATACAGATAATCCGTTATAGAACTTTCTGTTTTTCCACATCCATTCTCCAACTAATTCCCACTCATCTTCTTTGATTGAAACTGTTGCAGATACGTTATGACTATTTTGTCCTGATCTATGCCCATTTTTAATCCACTCTTTTGAAACTTTTTTAACTCTTTCTAACATCTCAAATACGGACTCATATCGTAAAATTGACCCTTCAGGTGCCATCTGTGGAATTGTAATTACCGCAGTGTCGTGTGGACGGAAGTATTCATCTTCAACAAGTTCGGGGTGATTAATAGCAAGATAAGAATAAATTGCCTCATTTTTCCCAACACGGATTCTTCTTAAATAATAGTCATTATGCCAAGCGTGAATTCCTGATGAAGTTCCCAATACCAAAGATGATGTTCCTGATGGTTTAACTGTGGTTGTTCTTGCAGCCTTATTAATTCCAATAAGTTCAGCGACTCTTTCGTTTTCATCTTTAACTGCCTGTGCGGCCGCTTCCATATCATAACCTAAAACAACTCCTGATCCAATACCAGTCATTCCAACACCAATAAGAGCATCTTTTTCTGTGGTTCTTTTCCATACATCACGAAGATAATGGAAGTCTGTATATCCTGCTTGTAATGTTCCAATGAACGCCGCCCCTTTTACTCTTTTTTCAAAGTCTTCCTGTGATTCAATATCAGATGCGTTTACTTCACATAAATTACAGAATTGGTAAGGACGAAGACCGATTTCACAACAAGGGTTTGTTCCCCAATCTTTATCATTTGATAAATAAATTCCTGGTTCACCCGCTCCTGATAATTCAATTCTTTTCCACAAATCCATAAAATATTCTTTGGTTATTTTGTGACGAAGTAAAACTGCTGAATTGTTTGCTCTTCCTCTTTGTGGGTTTTGTTCCCACCAATTTCCTGATTTACAAGAAATCATTTCTTCATCATCAGCAGAAAACAAACTGATAAGTGCTGCTCTTCTAATACCTCCAGCTAAAACTGCGTCAGCAATATGACATACAATATCGTGAGTTTCGATTGGTGTTAGTTTTTCACTATCTTGTTTTGATTCAAATACTTTTGTGATATTATGAATACAATCTTTAAGTGGTTGTGGTCCAGGTGCCTTTCCCCCTGATGTTACCAACAACGCTCCTTTTTGTCTGATGTCAGAAAAATCAAAAATTGGTGTTGATGATTTTAATCCTAAATAAGATTCAATTAATACTTTAATTGCGTCAGCCCACCCTTCAATAGAATCTCCAATCAAATATCTTCTTGTTCTATTTGGGTTTGGTCTTTTAATTTCGGGTAGTTTATCAACGTGATGTTTTTGAACCGAAAAACCAACTCCTGTTCCACCTAAAAGTAAAAACATTGTTTCTGAAAAAGCATCAGCATGGTCAATTGGTAAATAAGCACAATTGTAAACTCTGTTTGGTGAAATCTCAATTGGTTTTCCACCAAATTGTAAAGATCTCATAGATGGAAGAATTTTTTTGTCATATACCATTTGATATACTTCCTCAATCTCTTCTTTGATTTGGGGGTATTTTTTTTGGTGCATTTCTTTGTTTCTTGTTACCAACTCTTCCCAAGTTTCTCTTCTGTTTAAGTCAGGGACAAATTTTGCGTATTTCATATACACCGTAATGTCGCTTAATATTCTTTGTGAAATATCCATTTTTTTT